ACCCAATCTATTTGCATTAGTATCACCAAGGCATTTGTCCCAGGTGTCTTCTACAATCTTAACACTAATTCCACAGTCAATAGCAAGCACACATAAACTTTTACAAGCCTTAGTACATGCTCTTGTATCATTTTTAGAATTTGTGTTAATCCACAGTGCCATTGGATACTTCATATCAACATCATCAGGGAAGTAACTGAAATTAATGTAGAATTTCATCCCTTCACGTTTAATCGTCCTTGTAGGGCCGTTAATGAAGGTCTCAGGGAGTTTTACGCCCTTCTTTATGATAGTTTTTTCCTCTTCAGCACTTTCAATCTTAGAAAGAACGGATTCCATAGAACCTGTACGGTATGTTGTTACACCAATGAGTCCTTTTTTCCATGCTTCAAAATATAATTCTTTAAATTTTTCAAATGAATATTTATTTGGTAAATTTATTGTTTTCGAAACAGACTGATTACAGTAATATTGAACTACTTCTTGAATGTTAAGATGGTCTTCAATTTCCAAATCATCTGTTGTGACCAAGAAATCAGCTTTCTTATGTTCTGGATAATTTTCAAGAATCCAAGCATAACCATAATCACAAAGCGTATACATTTCACACAAACCTCTATTATGCGGTTCGTAGTAATATTTTGTTCCTTCATAGTATCCCTCCCAGTAAGTAAAATCCTTTTTCTTTTTTTCTTTAAGGATTGTTTTTACATTATCGGAATTCATGCCTTCAGGAAAAGCACATATCACTTTTCTCTCAGATTTCAAATCAAACACAGGTTCAATTCCATTTGATACATTATCACACACCACAGATGAATTACCTAATGGTGGATTGGTTGTGGTTTTAGCATTTCTGAGACCATATTGTTTAATTAATTCTTTTGTTTCATCTGTTAATCTATCAGATTTGAAATAAGGTGTCTGACTAAATAAATCATAATTGTATAATGGGAATGACCCTTTTTCTTTAGCCAATAATGCACTTGATTGCATTGTAATGTTTTCCTTAAGTTGTTTAATTTTTTTAGTAAACGTAACAGCTTCTTGTGAGTTATATTTAATACCCAACATAACCAATGTAGAACCTAATCCATTAATACCCATACCAAACTGTCTTAGATTTTCTACAGCCCATGCATATGATGGTAATGGCAATTCAGTCAAATCACACACATTATCTAACATTCTTGAGTATGTAACGATGTCTTTTTTATACAATTCCAAATTAAAGTATGGAACATCATTACGGATTTCTACATACATTGTCAAATTAAGTGAACCTAATAGACACACAGTAGACATTATTGGATTACCTGGTATCTCACCACATCCTCGACTCACATACCCTTCGGTATTCCAATCATCAGCAGTTGGTTCATGCAAATCATAAACATCACCAAATCCAAGAAATTCAATTTCTTTTATTTTAGTTTTCCACTTATTTCCTGTTAATGATGTAGTTTTGATAATTTGTTTTAATTTTTCATTTTTTTCATCATGACTAAGTTTATGTACAAATTTATAAAAATTTAAAATTGAATCATTATCAATAACACCTTCAAAGATATCATGCCGCCTCACAACATCACGTCCATATATTTTTGCTGTCTCACCTTTTTTACCACACAAATATTTCTTATAATCACACCCTGCGGTAAGCATTATATGTTTTACCAATAAATGTAATTTTTCTGATATATTTTTAAATCTAACTTGTGGATATCGAGAAGTTAAATTCACATTCCCATCAGATGAAATTAACCCATCTATCAATCCAGATAAAAAATCATCATTAAAGTTTAACAATTTCATAACATCAAAATTGGATTTATCATTAGCATCAATACCGAAAACATCAAATAATAGTTTAATCTTCCCTTCGGTATTTATAGCATAATATCTCTCACAATTTCCATCAGATTTATCGATTCTATAATCAAAACCAAACCTGTTATACAATTCAATTATATAATCATTATTTTCATTTGAATCTGTTGATATATTAAAGTTTTTATAATTAGAAAAACATCCATCTCCAAAATATAATCCAAATAACATTCCAACATCTCTGATGTCGAATAGTTGCTCGCCATTTATAGCATCAACAGATATTACGCCATTATCCACACATGATGGATTATACTTAATCATATCATAAGGTTGTTTTCTTACGTTATCACCAACATTTAAATATTTTAAACGTGTGTTATTGTCCCACCGTTTTCTATTTTCTGATGTTCCATTTTGAGTATGAAAAATATGACCTTCAGTTACACCCTGATAAAACCCATCTGTGAAATGAACTCTATAAATTGGCTGATTTTCATGAACTTCTATATTATCAACACTACCATGCCCTAACGTTGTTTGAATTTCTTCACCGACTTTTACATCTTCAACTCGTTTTAGTCCGTGTTTAGTAGCTACTAATGTTCCTTTTACAACACAAGGATTTGTAGCATTACATTCACCCAAATAGAGAATTGGGTTGTTTTTATTCATGTTATCAACGAATACTATACCCGGTTCAGAGCGATTGTATGTAGATTTCATAATAAGGTCGTAAAGTTTCTTAGCTTTCACACGTTTTACTACTTTACCATTCCATATTAAGTCCCACATAGCATTATCAGCAACAGCATTCATGAAATCATCACTCACTGCAACACTCATGTTGAATTTAGTTAGCTTACCAGACTCTTGTTTTGCTCTAATGAACTCTTCAATGTCAGGGTGCCATACAGAAAGACATCCCATCATAGCACCTTTACGTATATCTTTATCACATTCACCAAAATATTCTTTAAGCTCTTCAACAGAAGCATAGTTTTTTAATGAATCAAGGTATCCATCATTGTCACCTTTAACAATACAGTCAGAAACCTTGTCCCAAATCTCCATATAAGAGATAACTCCGGGGTGTCTAACACCAGTTCCTTTGATTAAACTACCACGAGGTCGTATAAAGTCAAAGTTTATTCCATACCCACCCTCGGAAGCAAGAGTTTTTGCTTGTTCCATGATAGATAAGAAGATGTTTACGAGTTCATCTGGTGTATCAGGTGTAGTGATTATTATTTCATTCTTGAAATGTTCATTCTGTCTTATGTATTTTATAATGGCATTACTAACAGGACCATTAATAAAACAGTTCATTAGTGTAGCATTGTAATAATCAGTTCCTATATTGGTTGTAATTCTACCACCCGGTGAACATTTAATACCTAATGGATTCCCCATACTATCAAAACGTATCATTGTTTCAAGAAAAATGGGATACCAATATTCAGAATCTACTTCATTATTAGCAAGTGCCCTTGCTATTCTTTCAAATGTCCCAAGGGGGGTCTCACCATCATACTGATATTTTCCCTTCCAATTATTATATGCAATTTTCGTTTTGAAAAAGTTTTCATCACGCATTCATCATTCTCCTTTAACTTATTTAAAAATGTGTTTTTCTGTTAGAATTTTAAATTCATAACCATGTTTTTTACAATATCGCACGGTGGCAATCCACTTATTATTATTTTTAATCCACCTTACCATTTCATAAGTGTAACGTTCTTGCCGTTTCTTATTCTTATTCATTGGTTTTTGGGGTGGAAGAGTTTGTTTGTGTGGTTTTATTTCAATTATATATTTTGTCACCTTCCCGGTCTTGTCTCGTATATCAGCGATTACATCCGGGTAATATCTATGAAATTTATTATCAACTTCAAACAAATAAGGAATTGCTATTGATTCAGAACTCCACCGTAAAATATTTTTATTGAAATCCGCCCAAACAAACACTCTTTTTTCATACGAACTTCTATAATATGGGTCACCTTTGCCCATATATTTTGATTTATTCACAGGGATATAAGTTCCCTGCAAATAATTTGTATTACTTTTCATCCTCATCCCCAATAGGAGACAAAGCACTCATCACTTATAAACTAAATCAATTCTTTAAAATACCTTGACACCTGATTCCAGTTAGACATATGTTGTGTTAATTGATGTTTCATAAAAAATGACATAATTTCAGAACCATTAGTTGGTTTGAAATTTTCATCTTTATGTGTTGTATATATATTTATGATTTCATTTTTTATATCATTTGGAATCTTTTTCAAATCAATCAAGTTTATATTTCTTTTATAATTAATATGCACTTGAGCTTTATCTTTTTTGATAAAATATTCAATTTCATCCTTCGTCACCACAGGTCTATTATCTTCAGGTGGTAGACAATCTTCTCCAATAGGAAGAAGACAATACAACAATGTGTCTTCATCAGACATCCATTCACGTCTTTTCATTTTACGTGTAATTTTGTATTTAAGATTATCAACAAAGTCATCAAGCCCAGTTTTTATTATTTTTTCAGCAGTCATTTTACCAACACCATATCTAACACCAGTAATAAAATCAGAGTGATCTCCTGTTAAAATCTTCATCTCTAATTCAATTGCAGGATTCATACATTCAACAATTTCTCTTGATTTTGGGTCATATTGATGAACATTAGGATTTACCAACAATTGACGCATATCACCATCATTAGAAACAATTGTAATATCATCAGTTTTGAAAATTTCATTAGCACACACACCTATAATATCATCACCTTCTGTATGAGGTGCTTTGATAACATATATATTTGTAAATGTTTTTTTAATATCATTAATAAACTCATCAAATATTCTAAAAAAGAGTTCCCAATCTATCGGCAATTTACTTTTTGCCTTTGCAGACTTTCTGTGAGCTTTATAATTGGGATATATGTTATATCTCCAACTACCCTTCTCATCAAAAGCGAGAACCACGGTATCAGGATTAAATTTTGCAATCACATTAAATATATCATTTAAAAATGCATGTTTCCATAGTGCAAATGTTGTTATATCATCAGGGTTACGGTAGATGTCAGAATATAAACATCTATACGCTATGTTGTGACCATCCACGATTAAAACTTTTTTCAAACTATTTTCAGAAGTCTTATCACCAAAAAGTTCACTTAATTTACACATACTATTCCTTTTCTAAAAATGGTCTAACTAAAATATTCTCTGGATACGCTTTTGTTACACGATTGAAAATTTGAATCACTTCAGGACCTAAATCCCTAAGTATCAATATACCATTACGTAATTTCAACTCCATTTGTAACAATTTCATTCCAAAATATGCGTCAACAATATCCTCGCTCGGTGTTTTGTATGGTGGTAAATGAGAGATGTCTGGTCGAAACTTTTCTTCAACATAAGCGTCACCCATTTGAGTTTTATCGGCATTGCCTTTACCAGTAGCAAATAATTTAATAACAGTCGGCTCATAAATTCTAAGAGGAATACGTTTGTTATAGACACCTATTTTAGTACATCCAGTTGATTCAGCAATATCAAATACTTTACCTTTACCAGCCATCGCATATCCTTCAATAGCACAATAATCAACATCACCAATAAACTCAAGGATATTATCTCTCATCCATTGAGCTTTGGCTAAATCATCAGCAAATGAATTCTTCTTATGGTACAGTAAAACATTTTCATCAGAATTATTAACTTTTTTCACGCTTGTGAATCCACGATATTTTATTTCAATAGCATGAAAATCATTATCCAATGTAGCTTTTATAACACCGGGTGCATTTTTTGAGTAATCTATTGCAGCAATATTCATTTCTTTTTATTTCCAGTTACAAAAAATATTCTATGATGTATATTATTAGTAAAAAACGGTTCAATCAATTCCCATGTTAAAAATCTAATACCAATTTGATTGAATTTTATAAAATCATTGACATCTTTAACATCTTTAACACATGGATATTTTGTTAAAAACATTTTCCAATTAAAAATATACTGTCCACCCAATAACAATTGTAGAGATTTCATCTTCCCTGATTTGTCATTATCAAACAAGTACCTTTTGTATTTAAATTTATTTAACAAGTCTGTTTTATCTTTGAGACCCGTTATAGCAACACTGTTTTCTGTAAATATAGAATCAATCGGACCTTCAATAATAGGAACAGGTAAATCTATATCAACATTATAATAATTGTAGATACAATTTAATTCTTTACCAACACGAGATAAATATTTACATTTGCTTTTAGGCTTAAGGTCACGACCTTGGTAGTAATATATCGAATTCATGTTATTGAAGAACGGAATTATAATCCTGTTTCGATAAAATCCTTTTTCACAATAATACCATCTTGAATATTCTTCTTCAGGTATTAAACGACCTGCACAATATTGTAACAATTTAGGATAATTTGTCAATGGTCTAAAATGACTAACTTCTTTTTTCTCATCAAAATCAATCTCATCAACAATTTTAAACTTAATTTTAGATGATTTAAATTTATAGTTGTCAATTATGACTTCTTTCTTTTTAGAATTTGTCATTTTCAATCTTGCATAATCCCTCAGAACATCTTCATATTCCAAAGGGAAGAAATCTTTTAACCAATATTCAGCAGGATAATTCCCATGACAATCACCATTAAAACAATAATAATGCCATGATTCACCGTTTGTGTATATATGTCCACGTTTGTTGAATTTTTTTGAACCATCCCCACACACATTACATCGAAAATTATATTCAACGCCATTGTATGTCACATTTTCAAAATAAGCATTCAGAACGTTTTTGATGGCAAGCTCTAATAGGAGCTGTTTGTCTAAGTCAATTGACATCATATACCTACAAACAAGGAAAAGGAGTGCTCCCCTTCCTTTATTAAATATTTATTTTATATCCATTTTGTCGAAAAAATCTTCATCTTCTTTTGATGTGTAAACTTTTTCTTCGTTAAACTTTTCACCAGATGATTTTGCCTCTTCAACAGGAGCAACTGCTTGCCCAACGTTAGGAGTTTGAGCTGCTACTTGTTGTTCAACAGTTTGAGTTGACTGAACAGTAGTAACATTCTTTTCACCCATAACTGCTGCAAATCTTTTTTGAAGTTCTGCATAAGTTTTAATTTTTGTTGGGTCAATAAATGGTGCCAATGGAAACATATCTTCCAAATCTTTCTCAATATCACACAAAGAACTTAATTGTGTAACAGCGTCAGAAAAGTATGAACCAGTATAATCAGGCATATAATGTTTTCCCTTTTTCTCACGTTTAACAACGTAATAGAAATTCATTCCTTTTTCTGGATGAAATGGGAATTTTTGACGATTAATAACTTCCATTATTTTATCATACACTTGTTTTGGATATCTCAACAAAAATACTTTACCATTGTTAGATGGAGTTACATCATCTTCAATAATAAGAACATTTGAATAATAATATGTTTTCTTCAACGTATTACGGTCTCTAACGAGCTGTTCATCCTCATCCCACAATCTACCATTGTCTTCACAAACAGGACAATCATTACCTAATGTTTTTGGGCAATTATTGATAAACTGACCACCAGGTCCTTTGAACCAGTGAGTATGTGTTTTTACATAAGGAATATCGACATCACCTTCAACAGCAGGTAAAAATCTCATTGTAGTTCTTGCACTTCCACCATTTTCACATGGTGATACAT